TCCAAGCCTCGGTGCAGCTACAGCACCTTTTGGGAAATTTGAATGGGACGTTCGGAATGTTTCGTTATCTTAGAACAGGGTTCAAGGTAACAATCAAACTAAATTCGACTCCCTATCATCAAGGCGCTCTGATAGCCTCATGGATTCCACCTCAATATCAGGACACAAATGCAACCATTCCGGAGCTCGCAGCCGGTAATCATGGTGTCATTCTCTCCGCTTCCACTCAAGATCAGTGTGAATACGACATACCGTTTATAAGTATGAATCCTTGGTTTGATACGTACAAATTTGATACACTTCGGGATGGCCCGAAATTGATTTTGACGAATCTAAATTCCTTGGTAACTTCTTCACCATCTGTTTCAGATTCAGTTCCTATTACAATCTGGATACAGTTGATGAATCCTGAAGTTACAGGGTTTTTACCAGTATTCTATACTTATGCAACCTCAACCACTGTCACAAGTGGCACTATGAGTACCCAGTCATTGGAGAAAGTAGTTTTCAAGTCGCAGATGCACAGAAAGCATGCGAAGGAAGCAAAAGAGGGAGAGAAGAAAGATGCGATTGGACAAGCTGTTAATGCAGTAGCAGATATTGTCGAACCAATGGTCAAAGATATTCCACTCCTGGGAGCAGCAATTTCGATAGGTAGGTCAATTATCGGTTCTTTAGATAAACCTACTTCCGATCAAGCAGCCACGATAATTACGAACCGCGTATTTCGTGGAGCATGCACGCTCACAGGGTCTGATTACCCCGAACCACTGGGTCAACATCCAGTCGAATCAATTACAAAGGACATTGGTCTGGTGTCCTCAGACATGCAAGTGTCCCAGTATGCGCAATTGCCAAACTGGTTTCAGACCGTTACAGCTACAACTGCAGGTGTAGTTTACACGACCCCCGTTCATCCGTTAAAGTTTTACAACTTTGGCAGCGGTGGGCGTTCCAACCCCGATTTTCTCGCCTTTTCAGCCATGCCCTATGGTTTTTGGCGAGGTTCAATAAAGTTCAAGGTTCAATTCGTTGGAACGGCCTTTTACTCCTGCACATTTAGGTTGTCCGTGTACTACGGACCGTTCTATAACTCAAGTGTGCAGACGGCACTCGCAGATGGTGTCGCAACCTACTCTAAGGTAGTAGTGGTCCGAGGTGATGCCTGGGCTGATGTAGAGGTTCCTTATCTCCAGAAAGCCGCATGGGCATCACTCGGTTACTCAACCCTGAGAGCCAATGACGC